ACATCTGCTGCTGGTGTAGAAACCATTGTAGGTAATGTACGAGTTATTGGTTATTCTAAAGACCCCGATGAAGGAATCGACGGCCTTGATCAATATCCGATGCTTGAAGTTTGGTTACCCACACATCGTGATCGGTTTGCGACTGCTACAGTATCAACGGCATAACTAGGAAGGAGATAAACTATGGCTATTAATAGATCTAGTATTGCCAAAGAACTTCTTCCCGGCTTAAATGCTGTCTTCGGGTTGGAATATGGTCAGGTTAACGACGAACATAAATCACTTTATGATGTCGAAAATTCTGATCGGGCCTTTGAAGAAGAAGTTCTGTTTACAGGTTTTGGCACGGCTCCAGTTAAATCTGAAGGGTCTGCTGTATCCTATGACGATGCACAAGAGAGTTATACTGCCCGTTATACGGCAGAGACTGTAGCTCTAGCTTTTGCAATTACAGAAGAAGCAATGGAAGATAACTTGTATGATACGTTTGCCAAGTTACGTGCCAGAGGTTTGGCTCGTGCAATGGCAAACACCAAGGAAGTCAAAGCTGCTAATCTGTTTACCAACGGATTCACAGATACAATTGGTGATGGTGTTGCATTCTTTGCATCCACCCATCCAACTGTTTCTGATGGAAACCAGAGCAATCTGGAATCTGCTGGTGCATTGGCTATTGGTACTCTTGAAACTGCAATCACCAATGTTCAAAAGACAAAGGATGATCGTGGTATCCTCATAGGTGCAAGTGCCACATCTTTGCATATTCCTGTTGATTTATGGAATACTGCTGATACCATTCTAAATACTCCCGGTCTTCCCGGTAGTGCTAATAATGATATCAATGCCACTCGTCATATGGGCATGATCCCTGATGGGTTCTATGTCAATCGACGGTTCACTGGAACGGATGATTGGTTTATCAAAACTGATGTTCCTAATGGCACGAAGATGTTTGCACGTACTCCACTTCAGACTAAGATGGAGCCAGATTTTGACACTGGCAATCTTCGATTTAAGGCACGAGAGCGTTACAGCTTTGGTGTCTCCGATTGGAGAGGCTGGCGTGGAAATGCTGGAAGCTAAAGGCAAATAATATGAGGGGAGTAATGCGTTAGCTACTCCCCTTATATTTATATGAAAGGAATTAGATATGGCAAGAAAACCCTCTACAACTTTTCCAACACCTGCTAAAGTAAGTGGAAAGAATAAACCGGGAGATATAGGTATAACTTCTACTGGTAAATATAAAGTTTGGACAGGAAGAGGATGGTCAGGAGACTATGAATCACAAACAGGTGCTATAAATCAAATGCATATTCTACATGGAGATATTGGTCCTCGTCTTGTAGAAGCTCCTACATCTACAAAACGTAAACGTGGTGGTACAGTATCTCGTAAAGGGGGAGGAAATATAATGAAGGGTCGTAAAGCTGGTGGAAAGATGAGTCATCAAGGTTTATATACTGCTGAAGAAAAAAGATCTGGTACATTACCAGAAAGGGAACGTAAGAAAGGTGGAGCTGTTAAACGTAAGAAGGGTGGAACTATAAAGAAACAAGCTGGTGGTCTTACACAAGGTTATGATGCACGACTTGACGAATCACTAGCTGCTCGTCATCCTGCTGTTAGAAGGAATCTCGCAGCCCGTAGAGCAGAGAGTGAAGGCATGGAACGTGCTCTTGGTCGTGGACCTTATTCTGGTGCCAGAACTATGGCAAAGAAGGGTGGTTCTGTACGACGTAAGAAGGGTAGTACTGTATCTCGTAAACGTGGTGGAAAGATTATGCAAGGTTACAAAGCCGGTGGTAAAGTCTAGGGAGATTAACTATGGCTGTTAAGGATGTAGAAGGAAGTAGTACTGTTCAAGAATTAACTGGACCTGATTTGTTAAAATACATGCTGGATCGGGGTATGACAAGAAAAGAAGCCCTAGAATTAATGTTAAAGCATGGTCATTCACCTAATAAGAAGAAGAAGGGTGGTACTGTATCTCGTAAACGTGGTAGTAAAATAATGCAAGGCTATAAAGCTGGTGGTAAAGTTTAACTAAAAGGAGAATAATATGGCTTCAAATCTTACAGTTGCAATGGCAACAGTTGGAAGTGGCCCACTTAAAAGGGTAGATACAGGAGCAACAGTAGGTGCTGATGGTACGACTACTCGTATCGTGGCAATACATGCTACGGCAACTGTATCAGGAATGATTGAATTAATAGGTGAGCAGCAGATTACAAATCGGACTGCACAAGGAACAGCTATTCGACTAGCTATTCAGGCAAATGGAGTAATTGATACTTATTTCGGAGAAATTGGTGTACCTATTTACGGTAAAGTAACCGTATCTGCACCAGATGCTGGACCAGTAACTGCCATATTAGGATAACGTCCTATGCCTAATTATTCATTTCTTAAAACTGATTTAATTAATACATCAGAGAATGACTCAACGGAGTTTGCAAATCAGATTCCAAAGTTTGTTGAGAAGGCTGAAGATCGTCTGATAAAAGAAATAGATGATCCCGGTCTGGATAACTTTGCCTCCTTTACATTTACAGCTTCTAGTCCTACGGTAAGTCTTCCTGTGGATTCTCTAGTTGTAAGGAATGTAAGTTTTACCACAAGCACCTCTTCTCTTATTACTCCCCTTTTACAAAGAACTTATGAATATGCCATAGATTACTGGCCTTATGCCAGTGCATCTGTAGGTACACCACGTTACTATTCACGTAAAAATAATACATCTATTTACATTGTACCAACTCCTACATCAGCTTTGTCAGGAGAAATACAATATACTCGTAGACCTATTCCACTTTCATCAGCAACAGGGACGAGTGCAACAACATCCAACTACTTTAGTGAGTTTGCCTATAATGCTTTATTCAATGCATGTATGGTTGAGTCTGCAAAGTTTACAAAGAGTTGGGATGTTATTCCTGCATGGGAAAGTAGTTATCAAAATTCAATAGATGCACTTAGAAATCAATCTCGCAGAATGAGACAGGATGATATGGAGACTCCTCGTAATCCTGTGGGTGGACCTAATCCTATAATACAAGGAGCACAATAATGGCAAATAAATTTTTACCGGGATCAATGGAATATTTACCGGGAGGACAAGTGGCTGGTACAACCAGAAATGTTCCTGATAAACGTAAACCTTCAAATAAAGTAGCAGAACTTCCTGCAATCCTTGAGAAGTATAAAGTAAAGAAAGGGGATACTCTTTCACAAATTGCTGAGAAATTTCGTATCAGTTTAAAATCACTTTTAAAAGCCAATAAAAATATTAAAGATCCTAATATGATTAGCATTGGTCAATCAATTGCTATTCCAAAGAAACGTGGAGTTCCCGTTTATAGTAATTTAAAAGGATCTGAATGGCGTAGAATTAAAGGTGGAACAAATCCATATATGCATGAAGGCTTTTCAGGCAAGAAGGGTGGTACAGTTAGACGTAAAAAGGGTAGTACTGTTAAACGTAATCGTGGTGGTAAGATAGTAACTGATGGTAATAAATATGTAGCAAACCTTTATCAAGGTGGAAAAGTAGGAGGATAATATGGGACCACATACATTATTGAAGAATCCCCCCAATCTGGAAGAAGTTAATGGGAAACCAACTGGACAAGGTTATGGTGCTGCACGTAAAGGCCCAGATGTTGTTGGTAAACCCCATGCTGTAGTAACAGATGAAAGTTATGAGAAAGGTGAGACATTTAAATTAGATCATAATAGTGTCAAGAATATTCATATACGATAAGATACTGTTATGGCTAGAAAAAAATTAACTCAAGCAGCTATAAAGTTCTTACAAGATAATCCAGAAGTAGCTGAACAATTAGGAAAGGTTGGTCAAACTGTACTTAGGACTATTAAAGGTACAGAAAAAGTTGTAAAACCTACTACAGTAAAACCTGCTACTCCTAAACTTACAGCAGGACAAAAAGCTAAAGTAAGATTATATGTTGATTCAAAGGGTAAGAAATATACTTCTATCCGTAAAGGATTAGAAGATATAGAAGCTGGTACAGCTATTCCAAAATCAGCATGGAGTCAAATGGGAAAGGAAGAAAGAGTACAAGTTACAGGTACGAAAAAAGTTAGTAAACCAAAAACTGGAAGTAGACGATTTGTTACTGGATCTATTCCTGCATATGCTAAAGATATAAGATCTAAAAAAGAAAAAGCAAAAGCACTTAGAGAACAGATAAAAAGTTTAAAAGAAAAAGAAGAAGAATTAGCTAAACGAGTAGATATAGAACTTTCTACAGCTCTAGAAGGAAGTAAAGCTTTTAAAGAGGATATGAAAAAAGTTGTAACTATATTAGGTAATGAAACACCTAATATGAGAAATTTACGACAAGCAGGAGAAAAAACAAGAGGTGGAATAACAGGTCTCTTAAAATCAATGGAAGGACCAGCAGTATCAAGTCCTTATGCTCCCGGTGGAAAATTTTATAGACCTCCTGCTACTCATGCATTACCATCACAAAGGATACCAGATGTAGCAACAGGAGCACTTAAAGAAGAAGGTCGTTCTTTAGAAGATGATGTAATAGAAGCTTTAAATCTTCCTATAAAAGACAGAGATAAAAGATTAAGGCAATTAGAATTATTTTATGGCAGAAAAAAGAGAGCAATTACTGATCCTGAAACTAAACAGAAATTAGGTGATCAAATAGTTAGTGAAATAAAAGTACGAGGAGATGTTCCACTTTCACCAATAATAGGAGGAAGAGATATAACTGGACGACCTTTATCACAACATGCAATAGAGATGTCTCCTAAAGAACGTGACTTTATAATGTCAACTATAGGTGCTCGTGTTCCCGGTTTAACTAAACAGCAACGCCAACGAATAACAAAAGATCTTTGGTATAAAGGAGAATCTAAACTTCCAAAAGGGTATACTGATAAACAAACTGGTGATGATGTAATCCAATGGAGAATACACCCTGAACAAGAAAGTAGATATCCAATAGAAACTCCCGGTATAAATCAACCTTTTTGGAATGAGGCAAAACAAAGATGGGAAAATCTAACAAGTCAAACTAGATATAGACAAGAAAGACCTGCTTATCCTAAAGGGGTTGTTGCAGAAGAAATGGGATTACGAGGAGATCCCGGTATAAAAATTAATCCAGAATCAATACAAGGAGCAGCAGGACAAAAAGCGGCTGTTACACGACCACAAGTACTTGAGTATAGACCAGAAGCAGCTTATATTCCTCCATATTTAAAACGAGGAGTACCTAAATTTCCTGCACAAAGAGGTAGTATAGATTTACCAATGGCCCAACGTGCTGAACAAACTGGAGCATTAACTCAACCTCTTGATGTTACTCAACAAAGAATTTTAAAAAATTTAAGAAGAAGTAGACGATCAGAAAAATTATCCAGATTAGGAGAAGAGGAAACTATACGTCAAGCAGGTATACAAGCAAGAACAGGTGTACGTAAAGATCCTACATTAAGAACTTTTGATCCTACGGAACCTTTACCTTCTACAGAAACAATTAAAAAAGTGGGACGTAAGAAACAGACTTTTGTAGATTATCCTACAACTCCTGCTCCAAAAGTAACAGCTAAACAAAGAGCTACGGAAAAAGCAAAAGAAAAAATTAATAGAGAAGTAGTTGTAATACGAGCAAAGAAAGTGGAATTTAATAAATTAGTAGCAAATGGATTTGAAACTCCTCAATCTTTAGCTAAAAGAAAAGATTATAAAGCATGGGATAGAAAACGAAAAGCACTAAAGAAAACAATTAATAAGAAATATCCAGAATGGCAAGAATATATTTCTGATGCTGGTGGAGTTAAAGTATGGCAAGGAAAATATGTTGACTCATTTAAAAAGGGTGATATAATAACACGTAGATCTGGTGGACAACTAAATAAACCAAGAGGATGGGGCATAGCCCGATATAGAGGATAGGAGATTTATTATGGCATTACCACTACTTTTAAGAACAGGTATCGGCGTAGGTAAAAAATTATTGGGTCGAAAGAAAAAAACAAAATGGGCAGCAGAAAGTGATGCACCTATACGTACACGAGGAGGTAAGGGTCCATATCGTAAAATAAAAAAATGGCAAGCAGAAAGTGGACTAGAAGGATTATCTCCTAAGAAAAAAAAGGTTTCTCGTGGAGTAAAACGTAAGGCAAAGACACAAAAGAAAAAGTTAGAAGTAGCCTCCAGATATGGACATGATCCAGCAAAAATTAGACGTAGGCGAGCAGCAGCAGCAGGAGTTGGTGCAGCGGCAGGTGTAGGTGCTGGTATTGGTTTATCAAAGAAAAAGTCCATTACAGGAGCTGGAATGGATGTTCCAAAGACTAAGGGAATGTCTTCCTATAAAGTAAAAAAAGGAGATACTCTTTCAGAGATTGCACAAAAAACTGGAACTACAGTCAAGCAACTTAAAAATGCTAATCCTAATATTACAAATATACATAAAATTAAAGTAGGTCAGACAATTAAAATTCCTAGTAAGAAAAGAAATAGAAAGTCTGTCTATGAAGGATTGAAAAAGTCTGAAATGAAAGTAGCAACAAAGAAAAAAATTAAACCTAGTATTTCTCGTCTTAAATCAGGCGGTTTAGTTGGTATGGGAGCTGCACTACGAGGAGGTGGGGCTGTACGGTCCAGATAAAATGCCATTTAAATCAAAAGATCAACGTGCTTTCTTATTTGCTAACCATCCAAAAATTGCCAAGAATTGGACAAAGAAACACGGTGCTGCTATACAAAGAAAAAAGGGCAGCAGATTAACAAAAAGTAAAAGGAGAACAAGATGAATCATATTATATGTAGATTTAAAGAGCCTTCATCTTATGCAGCAATGGCAGCTATTTTTGCCATGATTGGTCTTATTTCACCAATCGGTACATGGCAGACTGTTGCTATGATTGCATGTGGTGTAGCAGGTGTTGTTGGATTCTTTATGGGTGAACATCACCATGATCATGGTAAAAAGAAATAAGTTAAAATGGCAACGTCAGGAACATTTAACTTTAACTTAGATATAGATGAGGTGATCCAAGAGGCTACGGAGATGATCGGGGGAGAGCAAACCCTTGGTCATACTCCTGCTTCTGCTCGTCGTTCTATTAATCTTATGCTGAAGGATTGGCAGAACAGAGGTATACTTCTTTGGACTACTTATACTACCCTAGTTACTGTTTCAACAAGTGTTACTTCCTATGCATTATCAGGAGATACATTAGATGCTTTGGAAGTAGTATTACGAAGAGATAATACTGACATACAACTACAACGAATTAGTTTTGAAGAATATCAAATTATTCCTAATAAGAAGCAAACAGGTAGATCAAGTCAATTTACCGTAAAAAGAAATAGAGATAATCCTACAATTCTTCTATGGCCTATTCCTGAAAATGCAACCGATATATTAAATATCGAAGGAGTACGAGAACTGGAAGATGTTAATAGATCAGCAGAACAAAATGCAGATCTTCCAAAGAGATTTCTTCCTCCTCTTACTTGTGGTCTTTCCTATTACCTTTCCATGAAAACTCCCGGTATAGAAGGAGATCGTATAGGAATGTTAAAATCTAATTATGAAGAGTTATTAGGTAGAGCACTGGAAGAGGATCGACAAAGAGCTAACTTATTTTTAAAACCTAGATTAAGTCCGATATAAAATGGCAAGTAATAAAAATGCTCTGGCAATGTGTGATACATGTGGATTTGTGTATCCACATAGAGTTATGAGAATGAATAGTTATGGGATGCTAGTATGCCCACAAGATTTTGATGGGGCATATGATTTAAAGAATAGTCCTTTAAATAAAGTACCTGATGTAAGTGATAACCCAATGATACGTAACCCTCGTCCTGATACTGGTGGCAGACAAATTAATTGGGAAGCTGCTACTAATAATTGGGATGCAGAAGATAGATGGTGGCAAACGATATGAGTACATTAACTGGAAGACAAAT